GGTCAGGTTGGAAGCCCACCATTTGGTATTCTTGGGGGTCTTACAACTCTTGCTCAGAACCTATTTATGGGTCCACCGCAAGACACACAGGATCTTATAGAGCGCGGTGCATACACTGGGATGACGGGTCAGGATGGTGACGGTGGTTTCGGAGGTGGTGATGGTCCAGAAAGACCTGTTGCCAAGGTTGATCCATGCCCACCCGGGTTTAGTTTGGTAAATGGTACATGTACACCAGTATCAGACAGTGGATCTGGTGATATAATTGGTCCTATTGAACCGCCTCTTCCTGTTGCTCCGGCACCTGTGATTGTTCCATCACCTCGACAGCCTATGCCATTTTTAGGCCAGATGCCTTCTGGTTATGGTACTCCGGTGACAGGCGGTGTTAATCCGCAGGTTATGTCAGAGATGCAGAAGTACGCACAGTTACTGTCGCGTCCACAGCCACAATACCCTGTTGGTTTAGCAAATGGTGGCTCTGTATCTTCCAACTTGGATATGGCAGCGGACAACTTCTTAAAGGCATTGATGCCAGCGGCTTAGTAAATGGATGAAGTCCTTGATATACCTACTGAGTTTCTGACTGATGCGGAGCTTGAGTCTCTTGGCAAGCATTTGGACAAGTACAAGGAGCTTCATGACAGGGAAGAGTATCAGGACAAGTTTTTAAAATTTGTAAAGCATGTCTGGCCTTCATTTATTGCTGGTGATCATCACAAGATTTTTGGTGACAAGCTGGAGCGTGTGGCTAGGGGTGAGTTAAAGCGTTTAATCGTTAACATGCCGCCGCGTCATACGAAGTCAGAATTTGCTAGTTATTTATTTCCTGCGTGGGTTATGGGGCAAAAGCCTCAGACAAAGATTATTCAGGCAACGCACACGGCGGAGTTGGCTGTAGGTTTTGGTCGTAAGGTCAAGAACCTTTTGGACAGTGATATTTACCGTGATGTTTTTCCTGACATACAGTTAGCTAGAGATGCGAAGGCCAGTGGTCGTTGGTCTACGGATATGGGTGGGGAGTATTACGCTGTTGGTGTAGGCGGTGCGCTTGCTGGTCGTGGTGCTGATCTTTGTATTATTGACGATCCTGTATCAGAGCAGGATGCGTTATCACCAGCCGCGCTGGATAATATTTACGAATGGTACACATCAGGACCGAGACAGCGACTGCAACCGGGCGGCGCGATCATCATCGTGATGACGCGGTGGAGCATCAGGGATTTGACAGCGAAGGTTTTGCAGAAGCAAGCCGAGGGCGGGGCGGATCAATGGGAAGTTGTGGAGTTCCCGGCGATATTTCCAGAAACAGACAACGTGTTGTGGCCCGAATTTTGGAGCAGGGAAGAGCTAGACGGCGTTAGGGCTTCTATACCTGTTGCCAAGTGGAATGCACAGTATCTTCAGAATCCTACTGCTGAAGAGGGTGCGATTATCAAAAGGGAGTGGTGGAATGTTTGGGATCATGATGATCCACCTGTCGTTGATTACGTCATCCAGTCGTATGACACGGCGTTCACAAAAAGCGAGAGGGCCGATTATTCGGCTATTACGACTTGGGGTGTGTTTCATCCTGACGAGGGTGATGAGGCTGCGATCATATTGCTGGACGCTGAAAAGGGTCGATGGGAGTTTCCAGAGCTTAAAGACGCGGCAATGCGATTGTATGAGGAATTTGAACCAGACATGGTGTTAATAGAGCAAAAGGCATCTGGAACACCGTTAACGCAGGACTTGCGTAAGATGGGCATTCCTGTATCTGGTTTTACGCCGGGTCGTGGTGCAGACAAGTTTTCTCGTATGAACGCTTGTTCACCTGTGTTTGAGTCAGGTATGGTTTACGCTCCAGAGACTAGATGGGCAGAAGAGGTCATTGAGGAATGTGCGTCATTTCCCAATGGAGAGCATGATGACTTGGCGGATTCGATGACACAGGCTATACTGCGTTTTAGGCAGGGTAGTTTTATACGCACCCGTTCAGACGAACAAGATGATGATTTTGCAAATTACAAGCGTAGCAGGGAGTATTATTGATGGCACCTCGCATGGGAAAAAAATTACCTCCTAGTCTTAAAAAGACTAAGCAGACTGGTAAACGAAGACAGCCTCGTATGGTTCCGGGCGGCAATCTTGGCGCAACTCCAAAGGCCGAGAAGTCCACTGCTGTCATTCGCCGTTTTCAGAAAGAAAATGAAAAGGGTGGAACAGATACATATGTAGATTCTCCCTATGCGCCAGATATGCGTAGAATGGGGTTTAAAAATCGTGAGATTGGCATGGAGGACATGCCAGCAGGTTATGATGAGGGCGGCAATGTAGTTGGTAGAAAAAAAGTTATTATTGGCCCTAATTCAAATTTAACGGATGAAGAGCTTGATCGTTATATTGCACAGCTTAGAGGTGAAGTAAAACCTGTTAAGAAAAACAATGGCGGTGTTGTAAGAGGTTTTAGCCCCATAGCCCGTCCACAACGATTTAAAGGAGTATTCTAATGGCTGGTAAAAAATTCCCTGATCTAACAGGTGACGGTAAGGTTACGCAAAAGGATATTCTTAAAGGTCGTGGCGTTACGGGTTTTGAAGAGGGTGGAAGCACTATTTCCGATGCCGATTCAAAAAAAATTAAAAAGATACTTCCAAAGCTTTATCCGATAGGTAAAGGAGAAAAAATATCCGATGCCGATGCAGATATGTTTAGAGAGAAACTTCCTTTTTATCCAATAAAAAAAGGAAAAAATATCTCCAGTGCTGATTTAGAAAAACTCATGAAACCAACAAATTTTGAAGAAGGCGGCGAAGTTCGTGGCATGGGCAGGGCTTATATGGGTCCTTCCAGAAAAGCTAAGATAAGGTGATGTTGTTTGATTTTGGTGTTATAGTGCGAGAGAGGCTGGCTTATGGCTATGCGGTCATGATTGATGCCCTTCTCGTGATTGCGCCGAAGTCAGCCTCACCCAAAAAAAGGATTAGATATGGCTATTGAAAAAGGACTAGGGGCTACAGGTGATATTCCAATCCCCGAAGAGGCTATTCAGGCTTCTATTGATGTAATAGAACTGCCAGAAATGCCCGGTGTAGCTGAAATGGACGATGGTTCAGCTATTGTTGGGGAGCTTTTAGAGCAAGATCCTATGGCTGCACAGGATGTTCCTTTTGATGCAAACTTAGCCGAATTTGTTGATGATTCAGAGTTAACAAGAATTTCATCTGATCTTGTTAATGAAATCGAAGAAGATATGTCTTCTCGCCAAGACTGGGAAGATACATACAAGCGAGGCATTGAGCTTCTGGGCATGAACTACGAAGAGCGTAGCCAGCCGTTTGAGGGAGCTTCTGGCGTTGTGCATCCTCTGCTTGCCGAGTCCGTAACACAGTTTCAAGCACAGGCTTATCGTGAGATGTTGCCAGCAGGTGGTCCTGTCCGCACACAGGTCATGGGTGCTGATACTCCAGACATTGCTTTGCAGGCGCAGCGTGTTAAAGATTACATGAACTACATGATTACCTACGAGATGGAAGAGTATGATCCTGAAACAGATCAGATGCTCTTCTATTTACCGATCATTGGTTCTACGTTTAAGAAAATTTACTTTGATCCTTTGCTTCAACGCGCAGTTAGCAAGTTTGTGCATGCTGAAGATCTTGTTGTTCCTTACGGAGCGACAGATTTATTGACATCTCCTCGCACAACTCATGTTATTCGCATGGATAAGAATGAAGTATTGAAGCTGCAACTCTCCGGCTTCTATCGTGAGACAGATATTGATGGCAATATGGAGTCTGACGATTATAGCGAGGTTCAGGAGTCTGTTGACAAGGCTCAAGGCGTACAAATGTCTGGATCCGGTTCTGAAGAGGTAACTCTTTACGAGGTTCACACCTCTCTTGACCTTGAAGGCTTTGAGGATATGAAGGCAGACGGTGAAATGAGCGGTTTAAAACTGCCTTACATCGTGACAATTGTTGAATCCACAGGCGAAGTTTTGTCTTTGCGTAGAAATTACTCTCAAGATGACCCTATGATGCGTCAAAATCAGTATTTTGTGCATTATAAGTTCCTTCCGGGCTTGGGTTTCTACGGATTTGGCCTTACGCATATGATTGGCGGCTTATCTCAAGCCTCCACAAGCATTTTACGGCAGTTAATTGACGCTGGTACGCTTTCTAACCTTCCTGCTGGCTTTAAAGCTCGTGGCGCTCGTATTCGTGATGAAGATGAGCCTCTGCAACCCGGTGAATTTCGTGATATTGACGCTGCTGGGATGGATATTCGCCAATCTCTCATGCCTTTACCGTTTAAAGAGCCTTCACAGACCTTGTACAGCTTATTAGGCTCCCTAATTGAGTCAGGGAGGCGCTTTGCGTCTATGGCTGACGCGAAGGTAGGGGAAATGGGTGGAGAAACCCCTGTAGGCACCACAATGGCGATTATGGAGCGTGGCACGAAGGTTATGTCCGCAATCCATAAAAGGCTTCATTATTCACAGAAGATTGAATTTAAGCTTTTAGCCAACATATTTGCCCGTAACATGGCTTCCATGTACCCATATGCGGTTCCGGGTGCGCCTCCAGAGATTAAGCAGCAGGACTTTGATGATCGCATTGATGTTTTGCCTGTTTCAGATCCCAACATCTTTTCTATGTCGCAGCGCATTGCTTTAGCGCAAACACAGTTACAGCTTGCTCAATCAAACCCTGAAATTCATGGTGGTCCGCAAGGTCTTTATCAGGCATACAGGAAGATGTACGAAGCTCTTGGTGTGACAAACATTGACAGTGTTTTGCCTGTTCCGCCACAGCCTCAACCGATGAACCCTGCAAAAGAAAACCAAGAAGCTTTGCGGAATCAGCGATTGCAGGCGTTCCCAGAACAGAACCATGCGGCTCATATTGAGGCTCATTTAGCCATGTTGTCTACGCCAGTAGCACAGGCTAATGCTAACATAATCATGACCATTCAAGGCCATATTTCAGAGCATATTGCCATGATGTCCGAGTCTCAAGCTCAACAGGAGATTATGGCTGAGTTGTCTCCTGAAGCCCAGATGATGATGCAACAAAATCCACAGATGGCGCAGCAAGTTCAGAATGAAGTCCAAAATCGAGCCGCAGAAATTGCTGGTGAGATGACTGAACAGTATGCACAAGCAGTTGCTCCTGCTGATCAATCCGATCCTTTGGTAGCGATCCGGCAGCAGGAGCTTTCATTAAGAGGCGCTGAAATACAGGAGAAATCACGCCAATTTGAAGACAAGCAACAGTTAGAGCGAGAGAAAGAGCGTAATGATGTTCTCTTAAACCAGCAAAGAATTGATCTATCTGAGGAAGCTAATGAGGAAAAAGTCCGAATAGCAGAAGATAGAATTAAGACCCAGCGTGAAATTGCTGCGGCAAACCTACGGAGTAAAATGCAATGAGCGCAAGTTCAATCAATCGACAAGTAGCTGAAATAGAAAAAGCTAAAAAGGTGGAGCGTAGAAAAGCTTTAGCAGGAGAGAATGTTTACTCTGCTGGCAGGGTTGTTTCTGCTCCTGTAGTTGAGGAAAAGCCAGTAGAGCCACCAGTTGTTAGTGTTGTGGACTCTGGGGAAATTAAGGCTAAACCAGCGTTTCTAAAAAAATCTGCCCCTAAAAAGAAGTCTAAAAAATGACAGA